CTGCTAGTTCATCTAACGCTGTTGGGCTAAAATGCTATTTTAGTGATTAGTTAATTAACTTGCTATCTAGTAAGTCTAGGTCGAGCTGGAAATGTAGCACCAGACTGTCTACCACAGGTTGCCGAACGGAAGGTTAGGTGTGTGTGACACTCTTCGCATGCTGGTTCCGAGCCAGGATAAAAATTAACGAGACTCGGAGGTCGCGACTCTCACCACAGTACCAGTGGCGCTGATAATAATTTGGATTATGTCAAAAGTTAGACCTAACCCTCAGAAGTATGGTTTCACGCTCAAGCCGTGGAGAAATTCTGAAGCCTTGACTGCTTGGAAGATGCGTATGTCTCAACCTCGCGATCATGTACTTCGGGATGGCTATGTAGCGCGGATGCTGGAAGACCAGGAGTTCGCAATTGCGATTCCCGAGGAGCCTAGATCGTTGTACGATCCAGAGCAACTCTATGCAGCATTGGAGCGGTATTCGCCCGATAAAACTAGCTACCCTGAGATGTCGGTGGACATCAAAGCTGGTTTCGACTTCGCTTATGCCGCGTTCGCTAGAGGAGAGGATCAGGAGTATCTCAAACCACTGACCCTAGATTCCATGAGTGTGATGGAACTTACGTCTCATCTCACAGGTTCGGCTGGCCTCACTGCCTTTGGTTTAAAGAAGGGAGATGTTATGGATGAAGCTCTTCAGAGGTCGCAGCTTCTTGTACAAGAGTTGCGTGTCCCAGAACCGTGTATTGCATTCGCTAGAACGCAATTTCACAACAAGACGCGTCTGGTATGGGGTTACCCATACAGTATGACTATCCTAGAAGGATTAGTCGCTCGTCCGCTTCTGGAGTACATGAAGCGTGGGTTGACTCCGATGGCATTTGCCATGCCTACGGGTGTGCTTGGCACTAAGTTGCGAGTCGCAGCTTACAACAAAACTTGGGCTTATGCATTAGACATGTCTAAGTTCGACTCATCTATATGCCAAATGTTCATTCGACATGCATTCCGAATTATCAGGACTTGGTTTGACATGGAACAAGAGGTGTATAACGGGAGGACGACCAGTCAACTCTTTGACGTTATTGAGAGGTACTTTGTGTATACTCCAATTCTAATGCCCGATGGTATGGTTTACCGCGGTAAACGTCATGGAGTTCCTTCCGGTTCCTATTTTACACAGCTGGTTGATTCGATTGTTAATGCGATCGTAATTGGTGCTATCTCAAATCACTTCCACATGCGAGTGATGAAGAGGTTCACCTCTGTGTTAGGGGACGATAGCCTATTTTGGAGTGATGTCAAGGTATCTCTTCCGAGAATCGCTCAATTTGTGCATGACGAATTGGGAATGATTGTTCATGCTGATGAGAAATCATCTATTGTAAAGCAGAACATGCCTGTGCACTTCTTAGGACGGAACTGGACCAAGGGTGTCCCTGACCTACCAATTGAGGACATTGCCGTTAGACTTCTTTATACGGAAACGTTTAGGGAGTATTCCAAGGACAAAGAGGTAGCTTTGCGTCAAGTTAAGCTCATGATCTTGGCAATAGCAAGTACTTATTGGAAGAATGGTTGGAAGTTGGTACGTTGGATCCTTGGCGGTAAAGATACGATCTTTCTAGACTTTGAGTCTATTGAGTATCGGATCTACGACCGAAGTAGAACGCCTAGTGAGTTGGAGGCTGATGGAGTGCATCTCTCAGGTTTGCAGAGATTCAGACTTCGTTATGAGCTGGGAAGTGAACGTTCTATTCGCACCACCACTATTTCCAGTTCATGGAAATAGAGCGTCGG